CCGGTCGGGAACTGCTCGCCGCCGACCGCGTCCGTCGCCGGGTACTGGAGCACGCCGCCAGACCAGACCTGGGCGACGCCAGGGAGCGTCGGCGGAGTGGGTGTGCCCCAGGTGCCCGCGTTGATCGCGGCGGCCAGGAGCGACATCGTGTTGATCGCGCGGGTCGTGGCGACCGCGTCCGAGGTCGCGGTCACGGAGAAGCTGCCGAACGAGGTGACCAGAGTCACCGTAGCACCGATCGCTGGCACGGTGCCGAACGAAAGGTAGAGGTCCTGGCAGGAGCCCGACGAGATGACGGCGTTGGTGGTTAGGGAGAATACCACCGCCCCCCTCACTCGCCGGGCCGTGCTGCCAGAAGGAATCGTCACCCCGTCGTTGGCGGGGAGCGCGTAGAGATTCGCGTACACCGTGGACTGCGCGGCGGCGATGCGCACGACGCCCGTGTAGGCGCAGATGCGGTCAAGGGCTGCGCCGGAGGCCTGCGCCGGGTCCATGGAGGCGTAGACCTCCTGGATGCCGTTCCACGCGTCGCCCAGGCCTGCGGCCTCGAGGCCCAGGAGCTGGCCGGTGGGACCTTCTGCGGAGGTGTCGATCGTCGGGCCGAAGAAGGAGACCATCGCGGCGTTGAAGCTGGAGAGGATCTGCTGGAGCGTGCGGGCGACGAAGCCCGTGGCTGTGACGTAGGTTCCCATCAAATGCTCCCTTGGACGGCCGAACCGTCGGTGGCGATGGCGGAGAATTTCACGTAGAGGGTCCGCGTCGCGGAGTTCAGCGTGCAGGTGACGGAGACCACCGAGGCCACTCCGGGAACGAGCGCGATCTGCGCGGCGAAATACCGCTGGAGGGTGGCGAGATTCGGTCCCTTGATGAGTACCTGCCCGACGTAGTCGATCCCGATGGTCGGGTCCTGGTACCACTCGCCCAGCATGGTACGCAGGCGGGTGATGACCGCCTGGGCTACGACGGCGTTGGTGGCTTGGTGGAACTTCAGTTGCCCGGTGGAATCCAGGTAGAGGTCGTACATCGGTGTGGCGATCGTGGGGTCCACGGCGTCGATCCCGAGGGCGATGGTCGTGCTCATTTCAGAAGCTCCTGCAGGGAGGCCTTGTCGAGCGCAACCTGCGCCCTCGCGACGGTGTGTCCCGTGGCGGCTCCCGTGGCTGCGGTGACTGCGGCAGTAAGGAAGGATGCCCCGGCGGTGATGCCCGCTCCCACCGCATTGAAGTTGAGCGCCAAGTCCCTCCGCAGATCGTCGATCTCTTGGTAGATCGTCTCCAGCTCCGCCCGGAGATCGGTCTGTGCATTGCGGATCCCGACCGTCGCGCCCAGCTCCACGATCGAACCGTTCCCGCTCACCAGCACCACGGCATCCATCGCCGCGCTGGCGGGGAACTCCGGCGCGGAGCCCCAGGTCCAGAGGCCGGGGATGGCGATGGCGTCGGTCAGGGCATGCCGGTCCAGCGAGCCCGGATCGGCCAAGTCGTTCCCGTCGCTCTGCAAGTACCGGCCAATCCCCACCTCGGAGAACACCAGCGTCACGCCGTCGCCCGGGTTGATCGGGAAGAACAGGGTGCCCAGCGCGGAGGAGGGGAACACCACCGGCACGCCGCCGATGGGTGGGATGTCCATGAGCACGCCGTTGGAGGACGGGAGCCGCACGGAGGGCTGGACCGTGGCGCGGCGGGTCTTGTGGCCGTCGTAGGACGTCACGATCCCGGGGATGCAGGTGTGGACGCCCTCGATGTTGGCGTCGATCAGGAACTGGACGGCTTCGGGAAGGGTGATCTTCGACATCAGACGTTCCCCGACGCATCGCGCGAGGCGTGAATCGCCATGTCGAAGTCCTCGCCAAAGTTCGTCAGGCGATAGGTGATGTCGTCCGCCACGAGAAGCATGTATCCGTCGGTGGAGAGCGCCGGGTGGCTTACCTTGACGGGGCAGTTGGGGCGGGCAATGTGGTTGACGAGCCCGTGGAGCTCGACACGCTCCCGCTTGGCTTCGGCGTCAGCGTACTTCTTGTACCACACGGTCTGCGCGGCACGTGTCTGCCCATCAGGAGACTTTCGCTTGTTGTAGGCCGCTTGGGCCTTCTGGAGCGCCCGCGCAGCCTTGACCTCTTTGCGCCAGGCCGTGACCTCGTGGACCACCCACTTGGCGCTGGTGAGTCCGCTGGTGAGGTCCCACATCAGCGTTTCGATCTGGAAGTCGGGCTGGCCCGCCTTGAAGACGCGAAGTTCTGCGAGGTCGTAGTAGAGCCCCAAGTTGACCCCAGGTGCGGCAAGGATCTTCTCGACCCTCCGGAACATCTTCCGCATCGGCCCCACATCCACGAAGCCGCCCTGGGGAACGATGTTCGATACGTTCACCCCGAAGACCGGCACCCCGAGGATCAGGCCCAGGCCGTTGAGGATCGTCTGGAGGTCGGTGCCGGGGTCGTAGGAGACTGCGGTCAGAAGAGTTTCGAATTCCATCGACCGCGCGCGGAAGCCGTAGGCGGTGATGGTCGTCACCCAGTCGCTCTCGATCAGCGTCGATGTGGCGTAGTCGATCTGGCCCAAGAAGATCGTGCCGAAACCCTCGTCGGTGTAGCCCGCGTCCACCCGCAGGATCTTGCCCGGATCTTCCAACCACTTCCTCGTGTCGGAGTTCAAGTTCATGATCTTGACTTCGGCGACGTTGCGCTCCATCGTGTTCGAACGGTGGACCTCCGCGGAGGCGTGCAGGGAATCCTCGCCGGTGACGTGGTTGATCCCGGCGAGCTGGTAAAGTTCGCCCTGCTGCATGAGCGTCGCTGTGCCCACCTGCGTCCCCGCAGGATTGTCCCCCGCGTAGATGTCCAAAACCCTACTGAACGCCATTTTGCACCTTCCAGGCGGCGATCTCGGTGGCGTTGAGGTAGCAGAGGAACCACTGGGATCCCAGGTCCGGGAACGCGATGGGCTGTCCCACGACGCCGCTGGACGCCGGGAAGACGATGAAATCTCCGGGGAAGGCGAACAGGCTCTGCACGGCACGCAGGAGTGGGAAGCTCGCAACCACCTTCACCCCGTAGAACGATGACGTGGTGCCGTCGGCCAGGGTCTGGGTCACATCCAGGAACCAGAAGTTGCTCCGCCCGTTCCACCGCAGCGTCACCACGACGGCTGTGCCCTCGTCGGTCACGAACCGAAAGGTCTGCTGGGAGGAGAGGAACGGGTTGTAGGCGAACTTTTTCATGTGCCGTCCCCCGAACCCTCTGCGCTGATGATGCCGCTGGGCGGGACGGGCGTGTTGGTAGGTGACTGCGTGCCGTTACCGGCAGGCTGCATGGCGTTCAAGTTCCGGGGGACCGTGGGGTTCGTGGCCTTGGCGGACACGGGCAGCGCCATCGTGTTCAGCTTGGCGATCACCTTGATCTGGACGTAGTCGATCGTGAAGGTCAGCGAGTCGCCGTCCTCGTGGGTCTTCGGCACGGACACCCTGGTGATGACGATGGAGTTCACCGAGTAGGTCTCCAGCACGGTCACCAGCGTCACGGTGGTGCGGGCCAGCATGAGCAGCTTGAAGGCGTCGTAGGCGGCCAGCGCCCGGTTCACGGACGGGCTCCACGCAGAGGCGTTGACGCCGCCGGGCCCGTACTTCAGGGAGTAGTTGGAGACCAGCACCTTGAGCCGTCCCGCCATGGGGAGGGGCTGGATGTGGTCGGTGATCGGGTCGCCGCTCTGGACCGGGTGCTGGCAGACCTTGGCGGAGAGGGTGATCTCCTCTTCGAGGATCAGGTCGAAGTCGATGGCCCCGAGGGTCGTGGCGCCAGCGCCGGGGGATCCCGCCGTGAACTTGAGGCCCTGGCCGGACTTCCGGAAGAAGATGCTCCCCTTCGAGTAGTCCGACCGGTTGGCGTTGAACTGCCCCTGGGCGTTCTCCTGGAGGCCCATGCCGGTCAGCGGGCCGGGAAGGTCCGGGGACTTCTGTGAGAGTCCGTCGGCCTGGAAGTACTGGGCCTGAATCTTCTGCAGGTCGGTGGCTGTCGGTGCGCCGTCCGGGAGGAACCGCGCACCGACCGTGGCCACGCCGATCGCTGTGGCGAGGCCGTTCATTCGGCGGCCAGCGCGATGCCATTGGCCAGGACGTCGAAGTGGGTGCGGAAGGCCATGCCTGCCAGCCGCAGGACGTCGTTGGGCACGTTGCCCTTGGGGGTAGTGTTGCCTGCGATGGCTCCCAACTTTTCGTTCCCCTTCTTCTGCTCGTCGTGGATGCCCTTGAGGGTCTTGTCCATGCTCTTCATGAGCCCGTCGGAGTACTTCTGGAAATCGCTCTTCCCCTCGTCGGAGATGCTGTGGTAGCGCCCCCAGAGATCGTCGAGTCCGCGCTGGTACCGGTCCACGTCGTCCGTGCGGCCTTCCTTGCGCGCCTTCACCTTCAGCGTGGTGATCTCGTTGATGGACTGCGCGATCGCCGCCTTGCGGGTCTCGCGGTCGATGTTCCCCGCCAGCTCCTCGTTCTCCTTCAGGGTCTTCCCGAGGATGTAGGCGTCCAGTGCCAGCACGGCCATCGCCGCACCGATAGCTCCGAGTTGCAGGGCTGCCAAGCCGGTGAAGGCCTCCATGGCGGTGATCGCTTTCCCGATGGCCGTGATGAAGCCGATCGAGCCCAGCGTGCCCGCCGCCCACATGGAGTAGAGGATGTAGCCGAGCGGGGGCCCGAGCACCATGATGGCCGCTGCGAAGGTCCAGCCCCAGCCCACGAGCCTCTGGAAGCCGCCGATCAGGTAGAAGATGGCGTCGATGACGTAGCGGACTCCCGTCTGCATGTTGATGAGCACCCTGGAGATCCAGAGGATGACCTCGGCCATCATCATCGCACGGGTCACGATGATCCCCAGCACCACGGCGAAGTCGTGCAGGGTGTTGCCGCCCCCGCGCAGTCCGGTGAGGAGTTCCACCCAGGCGGCGAGGTAGTCGGCGATCGAGGTCTTCAGGTACTGGAACTCCTCGATGAGCCCCTGGTCGACGAGGATGCTCCAGACGTACTGGATCCCGTGGGCCAGCTTCTCGACGCCCTCCGTCAACCCGTCGAACGGAATCGCCGTGATCGCGATCATCACCGACTTCGCGATGGGAAACAGCTTCTGGAGCGCGAGGCCCGCGTTGATCTGGAGCACGTCGAACATATTGGAGAACGCGCCCGTGAACGTCTTGACCTGCTCGAGCTGGTGCTGGAAGTACATCCCCCCTTTGGAGGTGGCGTAGTTGATCGCCTCGTCCAACATCGCGGTGGTGAACTGGCGATGCTTCACCAGATCCGTCATCGCCGCTTGGTCGTTGAGGATGAACTTGTCGGCGGCGGAGCCCTTGGTGACGTCCTCGCCCTTCTTCATCAGGCCCGCCTCCTCGGCGTGCTTCCTGGCGAGCTGCATCAGCGGGTTGAACCACCCGCCGCGATTGAACATCATGTTCTCCATGCCGCTCATGAAGCCCTTGGCGTTCACGCGCCCGTAGGCCATGGCCAAGCGCCCCAGGCGCTGGTTGTCCGGAGCGATGTCGCCCAGTTTCTTCATGATCGGGATCGCATCGTGGGCTCCCACGCCGCCGGCCATGAGCAGGGTCGTCGCCTGCATGATGTCCTTGACGTAGAAGCTCGTCTCCTTGGCGTAGTCGGTGATCCCCTTGAAGAGGAACTTCGCCTTCTCCGACGAGCCCGTGAAGACCTGGAGCTGGGTGCTCATGGTCTCCAGCCCGCGGGCGGTGTCCAGGACGTGCTTCCCGATCTCGTAGAAGCCCACCCCGAGCGCGAGCCGCCCCAGGAAGCCCTTGAACTCCGACAGCGAAGACTTCGCACGGTTGAGGCCGCGGTTCAGTTCCCGCGGGTCAACCTCGAAGCCCAGTCTGGTGAGGAGTTCAGCGACGACCATTATTTTTCCCGATCCCTTCCGTGGTAAGCCTGTCTTGCTGCATCACTGGACACCTCCATCTCCAAGAATCCGAGGTAGGCGTCGATGTCTTCCAAGTCCCACTTCATCACCTCCTGGAGGGATCCGACCTCTCGGACGACCCTCCAGACGGCGAATTCCTCGCTGGTTAGGTCGTCAAACCGCCCAATCTCCCCAATCCCAGGCCCTTCATCTTTGCCAGCACGCCGAACCCACTCGTTTCGGAGGTTTCGGCGCCACCCCCGAGAAGGACGAAAGGGGTGAACTTGTTGAACCTCGCGACCTCGAAGGCCAGCTCGTAGAACAGCGACGGCCCCGCCCCGATGAACTTGAACGCCTTCGAGATGGCGTTCTGCGAGTCCAGCAAAAGCTGGGAGGTCCCTGCGACCTGGGTGTCGTCCGGAAGCCATACGACCCCTCCGAAGAGGTCCTTGAACAGCTGGTCGGAGTCTTCCAACTCCCCCAGGGCCGACACGAAAGCCTTGCCCAGAACGGCCCCGTCCACCTCGGCCTGCAAATCGTCCTCGTCGAGAACGGCATCTTCGGTCGCGGCAGGCTTGCTCGGGCCCTTCTTGACGGACCCGCCCATGAATCCAGCCAAGATCGGCGCCAAGATCTTCATGACCTTGGTGTCGCACTTCTTGGCCTTGAACGGGTCCATGGGGGTCAGCTGGAACCTGGCTCCCCGAATCTCGATTTCCTTCACTTCAAGCATCTGGATCTCCCTTCCATGTGCTTACGGTTTGCTCGATCAGTCGCCGGCGATGAAGTTCGCTCCGGGGCCCGTGGCGATCTTCCACGTGTGGTTCTTCAGCGAGTCCGCGTAGTCCACGTCCGGGTCCTTCTCGATCCACGCCGAAGGCGCGGTGAAGACGGAGGGCGGGGTGGCCGACACGGAGGACGCCGAGGTGTCCGTGATCGTGAGGGGAAAGATCCCCTGGTTCGAGAGCTGGTCGGCCGCGAGCAATCCGGAGAGGACCGCGTTGTATGGCGACGTCTGCTTCAGGGTGATTTCCACCTCGAAGTCGTAGGCGTTCTTGTTGATGCGGTCGATCTCGCCCGCTGCGCCGCGCTTCTTCTCGAAGGCGGAACCCGTGCGAGTGACCTTGACGAACGTGCCGTCCGCGAAGCCGGAGATGACTCCGACCCCTGCGATGGCGACGATGACCTTGGAAGGGTCGAAAGTTCTGACCGTGGTAGACATCTGCCGTCCTCCTTAGAACGAGACCGTGCCGTTGATGACGACAGTGTTGACCGCTCCCTGCACTCGGGCCAGGAAGTTGACGTTGGGAAAGTTGCGATTCGCCTTGTCGAGCGAAGAGATCGCCGCCACCTTGGGTACCGTGACCACGATGGACGTCGGGTCGACGATTCCGTTGGCCGCCGCCTGCTGGAGCACTCCGGCGACCGTGGCCTGGAGCAGAGCCCCGCCCGCGTCGGTGAAGGGCACCTTGGTGTTCCCGGCGAGCAGCTGGAGGATCTCGGTCTGGATGTTGGTGTGAAGCCAGTCCACACCCATCGTGATGTCGAAGTACTTGTAGGTGCCGCCGGCAACCCATCCGCGCTCGGTGAAGTTGAGCCCGGCCACCGTGGTGAACGTGCTGGCGAGCTTGCCCCATGCGTAGAGCTTCTGCCCCACCGTCAGCGCGTCCGGAGTCACGCCGGACAGATTCCGGTAGGCGGGATTCCAGGAGCCCAAGGGCAGGGTCAGCACGTAGCCCAGCCAAGCGGCGGAGATCGACTCGCCCGACGCCGGAGCGCCGGCGGGTGCCGCACCGATGTTGATGGA